ATAAAGAACATCATTCCTGAAATGGCCTTTAATACCTTCATCCTTCAATGCGAGCAAAACAGTTTTTTCATATCCTTCATCAAGTTCAACTTCTTCTTTCTGTAATTTTGCCAATTGTTCACCAGCTTCTTCTGGAGATTTACCTGTGTTATACAAATATGTTGCAGAATCCCAATCCATTTTGCCCGTATTGCCACCAGCCTTTTTAACTGCATCTTGAGCCTTTTTCATCCAAGTTTCTTTTTTACCTTCATCAAGGTCAAGTTCTTCTACAACAAGACCTTCAAAGTCCCTTTTATTTTTCTTAAACCAATCCACCAATTTCTTTACGGCATCTGTAGGACTTTTCCCTGTTACTTTTCTAAACTTAACAGGCAGTCTTCCCATAATATGTTCAACTGAAAATTTAGACATAGGAACTGCTCTATTTTTATTATCGGTTAAATGCATCATAAATTTAGAATGTGCAGGAGCATTAAGTAAATCAACCCCCTTGGCATCTTTAGCAGGAATAACTCCAAACTCAAAAGCAATGCCGCCGCCCAGGGGAGAAACATTTGCTCTGGCAGTAAATTTTTCTTTTGGAAACTCTTTAGCCATATCATCATTGAATTGATCTATAGCTTTCGATTGTTCCTTCGCAATTTCATCTGGCGAAAGTTCTTCTGCAAATACCTCTATTAGAGCTTCTGCCATTGTTTTTCTGTAATTTGTCATATCTTTAATCCCTGTTTTATTTATCGTTTTTAGAATTATAAGCAGCAATTGCCATGGCAATTCTTTTATCTTTAGACTTGCCTTTAAATTGCGGGGCATCAGATGATATAAAATCGTCTATATACTCTTGTTGAGAGGCATTTTTACTTAATACTTCTTCAAGGGGGTCATAATCGGCCCTTAATTGTTTAGGTAATTTACCATTATCAACTAATTTGTTGATATATTTTATTAAATCCCTACCATTAATTCCACTATATTCTCTTGCAATATCTGCTGCCCAAGCGCCTGGATGTTTCTGGTGATCTTTATCTTTCATACCATTAACATATTTTTTTAACATTATCTCCCAGCCTTTGGGGTGTGTAATTTGACTTACCTTTGCAGCTGCACGATCCAACCAAGGTAAGAAGGAACTTAATTCATCAAGTTCAACTTCTTCAAATTTCCAACTACCAGTTCTCTTTTCAATATAGGGTTTCAATAATTTTGCCAAACCTTCTAAACTATTGGATGCGGCTATAAAACTCATTTTATTTTGTTCATCATATGCTTTATATTTGTTTCCCTCTTTTTTAACTACAAATGTGGGGAACCTTCTTTTTTTACCAAACGAACCACCTGTTTCTACCCAATTCAAATCATCGTTGGGAACCCTTTCTTCTCTCAGTCGTGGTTCTCTACGATTCTTTGATGGGTCTTCATTACGGAGATTACCAGAATCATTGTTTAGTGGGTTATTGTCCTTATGGCCAACATCCATACCTATCTTAGTCTTGTCTCCCATAATCCTACGAGCTTTGTTTCTACTAGACCTTCTTGCAATCTGTTCTGGGCGACCTTGGTAGTTATCGTATTCCTTACGATAGTTTCTCTCATCAAGTTCAACTTCAACTTCTTCTTTTTTTGATTGTCTCATTTGTAATTCTTTAGCAAGTTTCTTGAGTTCTGGTAGTTTCTTTTTACGAAGTAATTTCATCTGTTTATGAACTTCAGGCATAGACATACCCTGTTTGGACATATCTATAGCCAACTTGGTTATAATGATATTTTTACTGCCCGTTTCAGGACGCATACTACCCATTGCTTCATCAAGAGACTCTACAATCTCATATCCCTTCTTCAGATATTTGTCAAGTTCATCTGTAGGAACATTCATAGTAGTCATTAAACCCTTTTTCTTCATTTTGACAAATTTTACATTTTTATCTTTGAAAATAGGTTTCTTACCAACTGCGGCACGGGTCTTGTCAAAATCTCTTAATCTCTGTAATGGGGATTTTGCTTCTTTAACCTGTTTTTCGTGTGATTTAGATAAATGTACAGTTAAAAGACTGCCCGTTGAATTGGGGATGCCGGAATTTGATGGCACTCTTCCTTTCTTTTCAACGGTTACTGCTACATCTCCATCAACCCCTGCTCTAAATATTTTCTTAATCAAATCCTCTTTGTTTTTTGAGTATTCTTTTAACCTAAAAAAACTATGTACTGTAGATAGGTTCATATGCATTAAAGCCTTTCCCTCTCTATCTTTTACACCTACCAAGGGATTGTCCCTAGTTGGCGGGGTGTCTTCCCACCTTTCTCCCTCTTTAAGTTCATGTAACCAAGCCTTATGCACTTTACCATTTTCTGTCATATAAGATATATAATTAGTACCCTTTCTAACCACTTCGCCCACTATTCCATCTACTGTTACAAAACTACCTACATTCCAAAGTTTCCCTGTAAGATAGCTATCACGCATTTCTTCATAGGTGTCCATTTTACCCATATCACGTTCTTCACGAATACCCATACCCTTGCGAACATCGAAATACATTTTCTTCTTATCTGCATCACTCATGGTATCAGGGATACCTGTTTTAAAAGAATCAAAGTTACCCTTCTCTGCTTCATCTCTCATTTTAGTTGCAGACATACCCGTTATACCCTCTCCGTCAGGATCACGTTCTCCAGCAGATACAACCTCTATGTTATCAAATCCATAATACCCATGTCTACCTTCTACACCATTATATGTGTTAAGTAGTTCATCAAATTCAGTAACACGATCAGAACCAACAACCATTACAATAGCACGATGTCCCTTATTATGTAATTCTGTAGCTATCTCAAATATATTTCTTGCTTTAGAGGCAACGATATTCCTCTTATATTTGGGTAACATCTTTCTCATATATGCTAGTTTTTTGGGATGGGAAAGGGGGTTTCTTTTCGGATCATTTGAATGTGAAGCATACACATACATTTTGGAACCAGAGTTTTTTTTCTGTTGAGCTGCAACAGCATTTACAACTTTTTCATGGCCTGATGTGGGTGGATTAAAACGGCCGAATGTGAATACAGCTGTATCACCAGACTTTTCAGTGATTTCTCTAAAATTTTTCATTTGTCCCAAGCCTTGACCGCCGAAAAGTTATTAAACGAGAACTCCATACGGTCTACTAGTTTAACAGCTCCACCGCTAACACGATCTATGGCAACGAACCCCTCAACATTTGTCACTTTAAATCCGTTTTTAGTTTTAATAAATGTGTCTGTTAACTGTTTAACACTATTTAGTTTTTTAACGATTAGCATCTTTGCATCTACCAAATAATTTTGAAAAGTGATGATTTCTTTTAGATTTCCTGTGTGTTTTCGTACCTCTCGTATGTATTCCTTCTGAATATTTTTATATTTTTCTTTTCCCTTTTCAGATTTTGCTTTATCTATCTGCTTTTGAACTGCGTCTGAAACCCATTTCTCATATCCCTTTGCATGTGCGCCAGGATTGCCAATTATTTCCCCTTCACGAACTTTGCTGTTATTATATGTCTTCAGTGATGCACCACTTAGAGTACTTGGTATACTATGCTGGAACGCAATAAAAGATCGAAGTTTGTTTGCATTAATTTTTTGAAAAGTCTTTCCTACATCACTAAGAATACTTGTTACTTTTTCTGTTTCAGTTTTAGTAAATGTTGCTTTACCAGAAGTGTCCTTGTAAGTAGCATCATCCATCCATACCTTAGATGTTTTTGACAGGCCGGAAATATTAACACCAAATGATGCTTTCATATCTTGCAATGCGCTTCCTGAATATGTGGTATGCCAGACTACTCCAATATTTGCACTTTTAATTAATTTACCAAGTTTGCTATCCACAGCTGCGGCATATACAATAGTGTTGGGTTGAAAAGTATAATATGATTCTCCATCAATTTTTTCTGTGGATACATCATCTGTAAACATGAGATCGCCCTGTAGTACCCCATCAATGCCCAATTTAGAGAATTCTTTAAGTGCAATTTTAAACTTTGAATTAAGATCACCAGACAAATCATCATCAATTTCTTCATCTGTCTTATACAATTTTGGTGTGACATTAAACACACTCTTCTTTGCAACAAAGAATTTATCATCAGAAGGATCAGTTCCAGCAAATATTGCCGGCGCACCATCCCACTTAACCGTCATGTTAATAGATGAACGGCTTGCACCAGCAAGCATATCTCGTAGTGATCTTAGGAAATTTAAAGCAGCCCGTCCGCCATCTACACCATAGTTGATGATTTCATCCTCCAAATGTTCGAGATGAAGATTCTTACCACCCTTGCCTTCTAATAAAAAGGATTCATTTCTAACCAATTTTTTTATTTTTTTTAATTCATCTGGACTTAATTTTTCATCTTCACCTATGATTTCTTCTACCTTATGAATAAATTCCCAATAGTAATATCTTTCTAGTAATTTATAAATTACATTTTTAGGTAATCTATTCTGTTCTCCGTATTTTTTAATTTGTTCTGGAGTCATAGGTTTTTCAAAACCAGCATTTCTATCATCACGAGCAGTATTATAGATACCAATTATTTCTTTAATATCTTTCTCTAGTTCATCTATTTTTTTATTTAATTTTGTTTGTAATTCTTTAATTTCATCTTTATCAAAATTTGATAATGCCTTATAATCAACAATATCTCGCATTAACTCACCTTTAACAATATCAATTTTACCTACTTCATTTTTAAAATCATCTAGATAAGATTCTATATCAAAAGGTTTTTCTACTGCTTTACGAGTAATTTCATTTTTCTTTATATCGAAAGTCGCATCAGCCATTTCTCCAGCTCGTTTAAAGAAATCTTTACTTATTACTGAAAAATAATTTACTGGATGTTTTGTGCCTGGAACATTCTTACCATTAAGTTTCCACCCAAGTTCTTTTAGTTTCTCATGCGTTTTTTCATCTGCATCAAACCAAACATTAATATCTAAATCTGCGTCCTCACGATATCTGTGTGTAAGAATACTTCCTATTAATTGATAATCTTTAATAGGAGCAAGTTTTTTAAACGGTTCTAAACCTTTTATAACAAAATCACGAACTTCTGGTTTTAATTTAGGACTATCTGTATCCGCCTTATCAAATATGGCTTTTGCAAAAATTTTCCTTGGTAAATCTATTACAGATTCAGTTAAAAATGTTTTAAATCTTTTCATTCTGTATAATCCTAAATTTTAATAGAGGCCTACCATTAATAGTAATATCACCTTTTTCATTCTTATCTATACTTTTAACCTCAACTTTTTTATTTTTAAATTTACCACCTAAAATAACATCTCCCACTTTAATAGGTACTGTTATAGATTCATCTAATTCTTTTAAATATAAAACAACCTTATTTACTAACTTTTTAAGCACAGGATGGTTCTTATCCATCCCAAAAGCAACTAAATATGCAAACATATCGGGCGATTTATCAGGGGGTATTTTAACAAAATTTTTCAGTGCTGTCAAGGCATTTTTTCTTGAACCATAATTTTTCAACAAATCCATTGCAATATTGTGACCATATGCTTCTATCTCATCACTATTACCTAGATATTTTTGGGCTTCAGCAACTTTAGGATCACTTACTCCTGAAACCCGAAATGGCCTTGGTTCTTCATATCCCCTATTTGATGCTTGAGACTTATGTAACAGCTCATGTGCAATAACTTTTGCCATTGTGTCAGATAGTGAATCAAACCCCTCATTATCTAAAGTGACTCCTCCTTTATCTTTTGGACTAAAAAGTAGTGTAATTTCTATTGCCGTGTCACCCTCTAAATCTGCCTCCCGATCATAATATGCATTAGCAGACATTTCACCAACAGATAATTTTGATGCAAATTCAAAAGTAACCTCTGCACCAAATTTCTTCAAAGATTTCTGTACCGTCTTGGCCATATTACTAGGAGTAACATTTTTTCCAACGATACTAGAACGAGCAGAGTTCATCTGTTTTATAACAACTGCGGCTGGAATGGGTTTAGTAATACCCTCTGTGAGTTCTCTGAAGCTTATCATGTTATACCTTTAAAGCATTTTCAAATGTGATATCTGGTTTCAAGCCGAGAAATTCAGCAAAATTTGTTACAGATGATACTAGCCATTCTTTTATAGCATCGAAAGCATTTTTAACAACCTCTTTTACTTTCGACCAGATTGATCTTAATTTATCCATAAATCCCTCACTCATGTATACCAGATTTCCATTTTCAACATCACGCATTAATTCTTCTGTTTGCGCCACTGCTGCTTTATATCCAAGTCCTACCACAGACCAAAATCTGTAATATCCTGTCTTAGTCTCAACACCGGCCAGAGTTTTTTTCACAGAGGTAGATTTAAATTTAACATCTGGATTTACTTTAGGTAGAATTTTTGTGACATAC